ATTGAGTACATAAAGTCAGAGATGGAGAAAGCCTATGGCAATGTCCAAGCGCTCAAAAAGTAACAAGACGCCAAAAGGCTTGACCTATTTTCGAAAAGGAGGAGAAGCCTCTTCTAAAAGTAAAGGAAGTAAGATTTGCCCCGCGGGCAAAGCATGGGCGAAACGCACCTTTGACACTTATCCAAGCGCATACGCAAATATGGCTGCTTCCAAATACTGTAAGGATCCAAACTATGCTAAAAAAGCTAAAGGAAAGAAGTCATAAATGGGCGGCGAGCTTAAAAAATGGCGTGATCAAAATTGGGTCAGGATTGATTCAAGCGGTAACATCGCTGGTGAGTGCGGTACTTCCGAAGACAAGCAAAACCCAGACCGCTGTCTCCCCGCAGCCAAAGCCAGATCCCTTACCCAGTCCGAAGGAAAGTCCACCGCAGCAAAGAAAAAACGCGAAGGCAAAAAAGGCAAAACCTTCGTCAAAAACACCAAAGCCGCGGAAGTCAAGTACGCCTCAAAAGGTGGCGAAATCGCCAACCAAAAAGCAAAAAGGAAGCCCCCGCGGCAAAAAAACGGGAAAATAGTAGCTCGTGGTTGTGGAAAAGTGCTTGCAAATCGCCGTAAATATACGTCGGGATCGGTGAGTGCATAATGCGAATAGAGTTTTACGAACCCAAGCTAGAGCAAAACATTGTCAGAGAAATTTGGCAATGGTCCAAAGAGGTTTTAGAACAAAAGTCGCACTATTTTGGAGGGTTACCTGCTTGTCCTTTTGCTGAAAAGGCGTGGAAAGAGGACAAAGTATCTCTTATGTTCAAATATGAGAAAAATTATCAGTGTTTATACACTACAATCAGTCAATTTGACGATAATTTTGATCTAGCAATAATAGTGGACTTAGCCTTTGAAAAAGATCCCGTGGATTTCCATGATTACCTGTTTAATCTTAATAAATGTATTTCTGACGGGGTGTTCATTGATAAAGATATTTGGTTGATGGGCTTTCACCCACATGATGAGCCAAATGAGTTTGTTGCAGACGCTAATGAAGACTTTTTGGCGTTGGTTGAAGAAGAATATGCTATGATTTTTGTGCAACGGTTGTCCAAATTGCAAGAAAGCGCAGACAAGCTTGCAAAAAGAGGCTATTATAAGCCGTATGAAGACGACTACAATGCTCAAGAACTGTTTGAACTACGACATCAAATGTATAGGAGATTGAAAGATGGCAATGCGTCCGAAGAAAAAGAAGCCTGTAAAAAAAATGCGTGGCGGTGGCATGGTTAAGAAAATGCGTGGCGGTGGCATGGTTAAGAAAATGCGTAAAGGCGGCATGGTAAAGAAGAAGTAAGATGGCTACATCAGGAAGCACAGATTTTGAGTTGGACGTTGCTGAGTACGTCGAAGAAGCTTTTGAACGTTGCGGTTTGGAGGTTCGGACAGGCTATGACTTAAAAACAGCCAGACGCTCGCTAAATTTGCTGCTTGCTGATTGGGCCAATCGCGGTTTAAATCAGTGGACTATTAAACAACGCAGTGTAACATTAGTTGTTGGTGATGGAGAATATGACCTTGGAACAGACATAATAGATGTTTTGTCTGTAATAATTCGACGCGATGGAACGGATTATTCTCTCGAACGTCTAAGTCGAGATGAATATCTAAACATTCCAACGAAAACCACACAAGGCCGTCCGAATCAATTCTTTTTAGATAGGCAGTTGACCCCCAACCTAAAGATTTGGCCTACTCCTGAAAACACAACGGATTTGATTATTTACGACGCGTTAACTCGAATGGATGACGCCGATGTTTATACAAATACTATGGATATGCCGTTTAGGTTTTATCCCTGCTTGGCTGCGGGATTGGCGTACTATATTTCGCTTAAACGTGCGCCCAACCGGGTAGAGTTATTAAAGTCTGTCTACGAAGAAGAGTTTGAACGGGCGGCTACGGAAGATCGTGATCGGTCGTCTTTTAACGTCGCACCAAAATATGAGTACACTAGGACGGGTTAATGGCTAAGTATGCTTCAGGAAAAAACGCTTTTGCTATTTCTGATCGTAGCGGTCAGAGGTATCTTTATCGTGAGATGAAGCGTGAATGGAACGGTTTACTCGTTGGTCCTGATGAATATGAGCCAAAACACCCTCAATTAGGTCCGTTTCGCAAAGTGGTTGACCCACAAGCTTTGAAAGATGCACGTCCAGAACCAAATTTAACTCAAGAACGTGCGGTACAACATGGTTTTGCACCGGTTGGTTTTTCTGACATACCGGGTGTATCGCCCGCTAATTTACTTGCACCGGCGGCTTTGGTGGGGACAGTAACGGTGGTGACGACATGAGTTTTACATACGCACAACTTAAATCTGCCATTCAGGATTTTACGGAAAACTCTGAAACTACGTTTGTGAACACGTATATTCCGATATTCATACGGACCGCGGAAGAACGTATACTAAAATCTGTTCAATTAGATTTTTTTCGTAAAAACGTGACAGGAAGCACAACGAGCGGCAATAAATATCTTGCGCAACCCGGCGATTTTCTAGCACCTTTTTCACTTAGTTATGTTTCAGACAGCGACTATTCCTTTGTTGAATTTAAAGATGTAAGCTTTGTTCAATCATATACGCCAAACCCCGCGACGACGGGATTGCCAAAGTATTATTCTGTTTTTGATAGTGACAACTTTATTCTTGCGCCGACACCAAACGCTGCTTTAAACGTAGAGTTGCATTATTTTTACAGACCAACAAGTTTGACTGCGGGTGCGGAGGGGGGCACTACATGGTTAAGCGAAAATGCTGAGTTAACCTTATTATATGGCGCATTAATAGAAGCGTACATCTATATGAAGGGGGAACAAGACGTGATGGCAATGTACGATAAACGGTATCAGGAAAGTTTAATCGGCCTCAAACTTTTGGGCGAAGCAAAAGAAACTACGCAAGACTATCGTGTTGGACGAGTTATTTTGCCAAAGCAATAGGAAACAGATATGGCTATATCCCAGACAACATGCACGTCTTTTAAGCTGGAACTTTTAAAAGCGGAACATAATTTTTCTTCGCATACTTTTAAGCTTGCGTTGTATTCAAGTTCAGCTTCGTTAGGTGCAGATACGACAGTTTACAGCACAACTAATGAGATAACAAACACTTCAGGAACCGCTTACACCGCTGGGGGTAAAACCCTAAGTGTTACGGCAACTTTTCCAAAATCTTCTGGAACCACGGCAATTGTAGATTTTGGAGATGTTTCTTGGACAGATGCAAGCTTTACTGCGCGGGGTGGTTTAATATATAATTCTAGCGCTTCAAATAAAGCCGTGGCTGTGTTAGACTTTGGAAGTGATAGGCTTGCCAGTTCAAGCACTTTTGAAGTTAAGTTTCCAATAGCGGATGCCACATCTGCAATAATTAGGATAGCATAGGAGATAGAGAATGGCGTCCTTCAATAAAATAAATGACTTCGTTAAAAACGCGGTTGAAAACATGGATCTTGCGTCAGACACGCTGATTGTAGCTTTATCAAACACCGCTCCGGGCAGTGAATCCAGCAACCCCACTGCAGATGGTAACGGTGTTTTGGCTAACGTAACGCAGATTTCGTATACCAATCTGTCATCTCGCACACTGACTAGCGTCACCTCAACACAGACCTCTGGCACGTATAAGCTCTCAGCGGCTGATTTGACGCTTACTGCGTCTGGGACAGTTCCTGCGTTTCGTTATATATACATCTATGATGATACGGTGTCTTCTCCTGCAGACCCACTAATTGGGTACTATGATTACGGTTCTAGCCTTGTTTTAAATAGTGGAGATACTTTTACTATAGACATTGGGGCAAACGGTATCCTTACTCTTACTTAAGGAGTAGATCATGGCGCTTGTTGTCGCTGACCGTGTACAAGAAACCACGACCACAACTGGAACTGGAACCTATACCCTAGCGGGTGCGAAAGATGGGTTCCAGTCCTTTGCGGCTGTTGGTAATGGTAATACGACTTATTATGCCTGTACTGATGGTACGGACTATGAGGTCGGTATTGGTACTTATACACTATCAGGGACAACACTTGCCAGAACTACGATCATCGAAAGCTCCAACAGTGATGCGGCGGTAAACTGGGGCGCTGGTGAAAAAGACATCTTTGTTACTCTGCCATCGTCAAAAGCCTTAGTAAAGGATAGCGGAGATGATTTTGTCCTTGCTGATGGAGAGAAGTTAAGATTTGGTAACGGCCCTGATCTTAGTATATATCATAATGGCACAGAAAGCATAATTCTTGATGAGGGTACTGGCCCATTACGAATTAGAACCCCTCAGTTTATAGTAAGTAATTTCGGTGCAACAGAAACTCAAATACAAACGGATCAAAACGCCGGTGTCAAACTTTTTTATGACAACGCAGAGAAACTTGAGACAGTCAGCGGTGGCATTAACGTAACAGGCACAGTCACAGACGATGGTGCTACGCACGATGGCGATGTAACTTTTACGGGCGCTTCTTACAGTGCCGTTTGGGATAAATCTGCTAACGCTTTAGAGTTTGCAGATAATGCTAAAGTTTCGTTTGGCACTGGTAGTGATTTAGACCTGTATCACAACGGTACAAACTCTTTTATAACAAATGCCACAGGCACTTTGTACATTCAACAGGCCGCAAATGATGCAGATGTTAGAATACGAAGTGACAATGGATCAGGCGGTTTTGCAGAATACATTACTGCAGAGGGAGCAACTGGCGAAGTTCAATTACACCATTATGGATCAGAAAAACTCGCAACGAAAAGTACGGGCGTAGATGTAACAGGCAACGTCACAGTCTCAGGAACTGTCGATGGTCGTGATGTTGCAACAGATGGGACAAAATTAGACGGAATAGAGGCAGGGGCAAATGTTGGGCCATCTCTCGCCGTAGCAATAGCGTTAGGATAAAAAATGGCAGACACATTTAAGCTAGTTACAAAGGCAGGGGTCACAACGCTAGATGACATTTACACGGTTGCATCTTCTACTACGACAATCATCATTGGCTTGCTCTTAGCCAACACCACGTCATCTCAGGTAACGGCTACCGTAACACTCAGCAGCGACACGGCAAACCGCGCTGGGTCGAACAACGAAGCTAACCAAGACGTTGAATTAGTCAACTCTGTTCCAATACCTGCTAACTCAAGTCTAAGCGTTCTTGATGGTAAGATCATTATGGAAACAACAGACATACTGAAGGTATCGGCATCTGGCGCAACGGACGTTGCTCTCAGCATTTTGGAGCAAACCTGATGAGTAAGGCAAGACAACTTGCAGACTTAGGTAACGTCTATGACGATGGTGCCTTGTCGAACAGGAATATGGTGGTGAACGGGGGGATGACTGTCTCGCAAAGGGGCAACAGCACTGGTGTTACTGGGGCAGGGTATTATGGGCCAGACCGTTATAGATTTACTGTCGGTTCGGCAGGTGTGGGTACTTACACAATTAGCCAAGATACAGATGCACCTTCTGGGTTTGGGTATAGTTATAAGATAGACTGCACAACAGCGGATGCATCACCAGACGCCACAGATGCAGTTTTTATTGCAACCCGTTTTGAGGGCCAAGACTTACAGAGATTGAAAAAGGGAACGGCTGATGCAGCTTCAGTTACTCTTTCATTTTGGGTAAAGTCTAACCTTACTGGAACATACCAAGCCAATCTGTTTGATTTAGATAACACCCGTATAATCGGATCAACTTATACAATATCTGTTGCTGGTACATGGGAATATAAAACCATAACTTTTGCTGGAGATACATCTGGTGCGTTTTCAAATGATAACGGTTTAAGCTTACAGGTTGAATGGGCTTTAGATGGTGGGACAAGCTATACCTCTGGCGCTGTTCCAACTTCATGGGAGGCAACATCAAACGCTGATCGTGCAGCGGGCCTTACCGTAAACCTAGCAGACAGTACGTCTAACTACTGGCAAATCACAGGCGTCCAACTAGAAGTAGGCGACACAGCCACCCCCTTTGAGCATCGGTCATACGGGGATGAACTTGCGAGGTGCCAGAGGTACTTTCGCCAACTAAAAAAAGAAGATGCCAACGATTATCCTTTCATTCGTTATCACCAAAGTGTTAATAGCTATCTTGGTAACGTAAAGTTATTTCCCCCTATGAGAGCAGCCCCAACTGGTAGTCTTACCCTTGTGCAATCCTCAAACGCCATTCACAAGCCTAGTGTTCGTTGGGATACTGTATCAAGTGCCACTTTTGGCACCAGCCCTTATCATGTTGATTTGGAGATAGCTCCTTCAACTAATGATGGCTTAAATAGTATTGCTCTTTATATGTATGGCTATAAAATATTTGCAGATGCGGAGTTATGACATGAACGAAATGACAATTACATCCGCTCAATATGTTTCGGTGGGTTTGGTCGAAAACGCTTCCATTCGTGCTACCATAGACGGGCAAGAGCTATTCGTCCCCCTTGACCCTGCCAACCGCCACTACGCTGAGATCATGCGTCAGGTTGAGGCTGGCACACTAACCATACAGGAAGCTGAATAATGGGCGGTTACTTAGGCAGTCAAATCCCATCGTTTGTTTCTGATGTAACAAGCGCAAGCGGTGACTTTACGATAGGCAGTGATCTAACGGTTAATAGTGATGCTACGGTTAGCGGGGGAATTTACCTTGGCGGCACTGGCAGTGCAAATTACTTAGATGACTATGAAGAAGGAAATTGGACGCCTGTTATTAAGTTTGGGGGTAATTCCGCAGGTCAAAGTTATAGTGCTAATGTAGGAAAATATATTAAAGTTGGTGATCTAGTTACTGTGTTTGGAGTTGTTCTTTTCGCAAATAAAGGAACCTCAACGGGAAATGTAACGCTTACAGGTCTTCCTTTTTCGGCAACTGACTGGACAAATGTAACCTCTATAGAGGGTGGGACGTTTGTTTGTTCATTTAGCTCAGGTTTAAGCAATCTTTATAACCCTTTAATGTTTGCTGTTGTAGGAGGGAATACAGTAGCAAACGCTTATTCATCCACTTCTGATGGGGGGTCTTTGGATGATAATGTTGATAATACGAAATTTAGTAATTCAACTGGGTTAAGGTTTTCTGGATCATACTATGTTGGTCCAGTATAGGGGATAAACGATGGCATTAACAGAAGAAACAAAAGAAGACAAAATAGAGATTGTAGGTGACTTCAAGCATGTACAAGTACGAACTGCCACAGTCATCAAGCGTGATGGCGTAGAGATTAGCCGTACTTACCACCGCCATGTTGTTGCGCCTAATGCAGACATCACAGGTGAAAGCACTGAGGTCCAAGCTGTTTGTGCGGCGGTGCATACACAAGCGGTGAAGGATGCCTATGCTGCACACCTAGCAGCACAAGAGGTATAAAACATGTCAGCTTATATCGGCAACATACCCACACCACAGGCAACACAAACCAGACAGACGTTTACAGCCACGTCAGGTCAGACCACATTCACGACTGTAGGTTTTGTCGATAAGTTCCTAGATGTATTTCTTAACGGCGTGAAGCTGGTCTACGGCACAGACTTTACAACATCAGGTGGCAATCAGGTTGTCCT